GCCTTGCAGGTGCCGCGGGATGTGGACTTTGACAGGAAGACCATCACCGTGCGCGAGGCTGTGCGCTTTGATACCAACGGCAAGCCGATTCTGTGCGATCCGAAGACCGAGGCCGGGGCGCGCGTTATCCCGATGCTGGATGTCGTGGCGCGGGAGCTGCGGGGGATCAACGGCCTTGTGTGCCCGTCCGCGTCCGGCGCGCTGATGACCGAGAGCGCTTGGAAACGCGGGTGGAGCAGTTATCTAAACGCCCTGGGCGTGACGGACAACGGGCGCGCCCGTCATCGGTCAGACGCGACCTGGGTGCCGGTCACCATCCGCGCCCATGATCTGCGCCACACGTATTGCACCATGCTCTTTGAAGCGGGCGTAGACCTGAAGACCGCTATGCTGTGGATGGGACACGCCGACCAGACGATGACCATGCAGATATACACCCACCTGTCTGACAAGCGCCGCACAGAGGCAGAAATAGCCCTCCGAAACGCGGAATTGCAGGCGTTTGGGGGTCAAAATGGGGGTCAAATTCCTTCCGTAGAGCCGAAAACCATTGCAGCGCAAGGGTTATAGCGCCCCGGCGCGTTTGGTTCGGGACCAAAAGGCCGCGGGTTCGAATCCCGCCACTTCGACCACGAAAGCCCTTGAAAACACTACGTTTTCAGGGGTTTTCTTTTGTCTATGTCGTGGCTATCTGTGGTGCGTTGCGGTGCTTAACGGTGGTCAAATGGGGGTCAAAACGGGGGTCAAAAAAAAGGGGCGCGGTGTTACCCGCGCCCGTGTCTCCGTTTTTCTGCCCTCAGATGGATCGTCCGTATTCTGTGGTTGATATAGCCTTCGGTTTCGTTTTCAAGCATCCGTTGCGCTTTGGCTGCGTCCAGCCGCGCCTTGTATGCCTGATAGTCCCCGCAAGTATCGTGGCAAGCCGTATGCCGCCGCAGACAATCCTTGCAGGGCGAGGAAATCACGGCTCTTGCCCTCCGTCTTCTTCGGGCGGGTGGGCTTCGTCGTGCACCACGATGGTGTCGCCGCTTTCGCGCGCCGCGTCGATCATGCCCTCACCGAAGATGTAGGCAATGAGAGAACCGGCAGACATGATGAGTGCGCCGATCTGTGCGGCCTGCTGCTCCGTCTGGCCGAAGTAGACGAGCAAGCCCGTCACAAAGCCAACCAGGGCGACCCACAGTTTCCGGCTTGTCAGTTTTCGGATGATGTCTTCGCGTGTCATTTCTCATGGCTCCTTTCAGCGGTCGATCAGATAGTCATTGATGCCCTTTTGGGCGTTTTCCAGTTCATCGGTGTTGCCGTTGTGCAATGCGTGATTTAGCAGGGCCAGCACGCCGCGGTTGATGGCTTTGATGCCGGTATCCGTGCCGTCAGCGCGTTTGGCAAGGCTTTCGATCTGCCGTGTGTGGCTGTCTATCGTGGCCTTGTCGTTACTGAGCTTTTGGTCGATTGCCTGAAAGCGCGGCTCCAGCTTTTCCAGAACCTTTGCGCTGATTTCCTCGGCAAGTTTGTCCTCCGGCTCTTTCTTGCGTCGCTGCGCGTTGCGGAAGACGGTCAGCACCTTGTCACCCAGAACGATCAGGGCACAGATGCCGACCAGCACGGTGAGGAATGTCCAGAGCGTGCCGGGGGTAATGCCCTCAATGGGCTTGATTGTCTGTTCCATATCAGCCCACCCCCAGAGCGTTCACCAGCGCGTCCCTGAGCCACGCTGCGGCGTTGCGTGGAAGGGTCAGTGTAATTGTGTCACCCGTGGCCGGAGGCGCCACATGGGTCAAATCCGTGGGCGTGGTGACGGGCTGTGCAGGAACAGGAATCAGGTATTTGTTCATCATGTAGCCGCTGTGCCCATCGTAGTCCGCCCGCGACCATTCCAGGTCATAGTCCGCGCCCTGTACGATGGCGCCGCTCGGCACTTTGGCAAGTGTCGCCGCATTGGTGGACGGCTTTTCGCGCAGTCGCACAGTTTCGCCATCAGGGCAACTGACCATCATTGTCTGCATTGGTTGATCCTCCTTTGTGTAGGTCACGGCTTTCAGAAAACCAACCGCGCCCCATTTGCTTATCTTTGTGCGGGTAAACCCTGCGCTTGTGCTTTGCGCATTTAGTACATGTTCCCCCGTTTCGTCCACCAGGCCGATGTGGTAATAGTCGTTTTTGTCCGAGCTGTCCCGGTATTTGTCTGGCAGATTGTACCCGTCCTGACCGGGGCGATGGAGCTTGAAAGCGGCCATACCAGGAGCGGCGGCAGAAATGGGTTGCAAGGCATCACAACAGTTGCGGGCTATGCTGTTGCTGCCGTGGGCGATGCTCTTGCCAAACTGGCGAAACGCCCAAACAAAAGCGCCGGAACAGTCTACGCACCCGGTTTCGGCTGCGCCCCATTCATAACGCCAATGTTCGCGGTACATGCGCTGAAACATGGCAATTAAGTCCGCGCACGGGATCAAGGCCATTTCTGCCACCTCCTTGTTGAGTTAAAGTGTTAATTAACTCCCATAGGTAAATGTTCTGTCAGCGCCGAAACCGATACGTGTTGTTGTTATCGTTTTTGCAGAGGTGTCGATCGCAAATACATCAAACGCCTGTTCCGTAGTCGTTCCTGCTATCATGCCATCAATGCCAGTGTACATGTCGCATGTCGTGGCAATGACAGGGATGCCGCCAGCAGTTTTCACCATCCCGTCCCAATGACAATGCCCACCAATAACACAAGCGACCTCTGCTCCTGCGTTTGTAAAATCAAATGACCCATAAACTTGTCGAGCATTATATGCTTCGATTGCCGGGATAATGCTGTTGGTATTTGTCAGCTTGGCGGCGATCTGTATGTTGTCTCCGCTCTTTTCGAGCGAAAAATGCGTAATGTATATTATCGTCCACTCGTCTGGCGTATCCTTCATAGCGTTGCAAAAAAACGAATTTTGCTGAGTGAGATTGTTCCCTTCATTAAGATTGAGGCAGATAAAGCGAATTTTTTCGCCGGGGATATCGTAAATGTAAGAGCCGTAAGTCGGATTGACCGCCGTGTACTGCGCTTCTTTATCCCGAATCAATGCGTTGTAAATGATTGCCTTGTCCATTGCTGGCAGATTGCTGGAATTGTTGCCATATTCATGATTGCCAAAGACCGAGTTCATCCACGGCCAGACAGGCTCAAACGTGTCCCGGAACAGCATCAAATCATCAACCGCCGCATCCAACGAAGCATAAGACCCCGTTAGTGTGTCCCCTCCAAAGAAGGCAAGTCCGATATTGCTGTGTTCATGCAAATAACGCATCAACAACGGCGAATACCCAGCATTACGCTTTGTGCCATCGGCATTACGCAAATGGACATCTGTAATAAAAATGAATCGCGTGCCAGACCCAACCGGAGGCGCGGCTGTCCTACTGATTATCCGGGATTTATCATCGATATAATTAGCCCAATACCCCGGCAAGACAGCGTTTTCAAACCCATCAAACTGCTTCTTCTTGACAATCGTCCCGGGATTGTCAACCGCCGCCGAAACAAGCAAATGAGTTGCCCCATCTGGTACGATAATTAAATCGTTAAACCCGCCTTTAACAGGCTCTCCGATAAGATAGGGATTGCTGCCGCCCGTACTGCCGACCGAAGCATTATTCTGAAACTGGAAAGTTCCACTCGCATAATGATCCGCATTGATCCACAGCAAATCACCGGGTGTTACTTCGTACTTGTAGATGCTCCCGTTCGCATCCCGCATGGACGTCCCAAGACCATCCAATACCCAACCGGAGCTAACCGCGCTTGTCTGCATATCGTCCCAGACATACTGATTGATTGCAGATGGACTCGCGGACTTTACGCCAAGTGTGATGGCCTCAACATTGTTTCTGGCTGTCGTGTCGATGCTGGTTTCATATTTGCTGTAAATATTCGGGATAGCGCCCTCCACAAGCATTACATCCCGCAGATACCACGTATTGCCGCCCTGATTGCTATAATAAATCTGGATATAGTCAACGGTTTTTGTCGCGTCCGAAACAATGGCAACATACTGATAATCAAGCACATTGTTCCGAACGCTCACGCCGTTATATGTTCCATCTGTATAATAGAATCTGATTCTCAGGCCGTTGTTGCTATCCGTTGTCTCCCCGGCTGTTTTTGCGTAAAAAGATAACGCATAAGCCGTGTTTTCCGCGAACGCAAAATCATCCAGATACTTTACGCCATTAAGCAGATTAATTTCCCCATATACCTCATTGCCATGGAACGTCCATCCATAAGCGGCCAGCGGTTCAAGTGGGAAAAGGTTATCCGTTCTTTCGCGCAAGGTGCTCTTTAAGTCAGCCACATCATCCCCCAGCGCCACAGCCACCGCGTCCGTTCCCGTCCACGTTCCTGCCGGGTGCGCTGCGGTGAACCTGTACAGCTTGCCGCCCTGCCAGACATACGCGCCCGCGCTGTAGGCTGTGGCGGTGCTGAAGGTGGGCGCGACGGCGGCCAGCAGGTTTGTCAGGTCGGCGGGGAAACTGTCCTGCGCGTCCTTGATCTCCTGCACCAGTTCTGCCACGGTGGTCACCGTTGCGGCGGGAACCATGCCCGTGTCGGTGACCTGCACGGTGAAGATCGCGTTGAGTACGGTACAGATGATGCTGTCGCCGCTGATCTTGACATACAGGCCCATCAGGCCGGAGACGGCCAGCGCGCCAGCCTCCAGGGGAACGGAGACCATGTTACCGGTAATGCTGCCCTGGGTGAGGGGGAAGGTGGTTCCGTCCGCGAGAACCGCTGTGGCGCTGACGGTGCCGCCGCCGGAATAGGGGACGCCGCCATCAAAAAGGGCAACCTTGATGAGGTTGCCGCAGTCGTCCCCGGTGAATACCACGCCCTCATAGTGGCGGATTTTGACCGGCTCGGTCAGGTCTTGTTTGAATGTGACTTTATCCTGCGCTGCCATTTAATCAGCCTCCGTTTCTTCGGGTGTCGGTTTTGCGGTCAGAGCGTCCTTGATAACAGCAAGGTTATTCAAAGCCGCTTCAATGGGGTCTGCAATGGTTTTCTTGTAGGCCATCGGGACGGCTATACTATTTAGAATGTTACGTGTGATTTCAAGGGCTTCAACCGGGGTATATGTCTGCTGTTCCATTGTTTCATCCTCCGTTTTATATTGACCAAACTCCAAGTTCCGTACTGCCGCAATAAATCATCATATGGGTGGAATCTTGTTTGACAACTTTGAAACCGCCTGTTGTAAATGTGTGGGAATACGTTACGCCATTCACATCAACTTTAACAGGGATGCTTAAAGAACGTGTGCCAGTCCCGTAATTTTGAGTACTGGATGTAAAATTTGTTCTCTGCCAGTTGTTTACTGTGACAGGATCGGAACCGGAATAAGTTGCCGAAACTGTTTTACCGGTATCGAAAACAACAGCACCGCTATCAATAGTGGCGTAAATGGGAATCGTAACCGTTTTGCCTGACCATGACGCTGTGCCCTGTGTCAATGATGTCCATTTGTATTGGTTTTGCGGCGACGCGGCTA